AAGAAAGGAGACCAACATGAAAAGTCTTGACCTGCTCCAGAAGGAGCGCAATGAAATCCTACAGCGCATGGCTGATGCCGTGAAGGAGAATGACACCGATAAGTTCCGGCAGGCCTTTGGGGACCTTGCGAACGCCATCCAGGAAAGTATCCTTGGCGACGTCCGTGAAGTACAGGCACAGCAGGACAACACCATTCTAGCCGCTCGAGGCTGCCGGGTGCTGACTTCTTCTGAGAAGCAGTATTATGAAAAGGTCATTGAGGCCATGAAGACCGACCTGCCCAAGCAGGCCCTGACCAACATCAATACCGTGCTCCCCGAAACGGTCATCGACGCAGTGTTTGAAAATCTGAAGGACAATCACCCCCTGCTGTCCGCGATTAACTTCCAGAATACCGGCGCGCTGGTCAAAATCATCATGTCCACCACCGGGGGGGCCGCAGTGTGGGGCTCTATTGACCACACCATTACGTCCGAGCTGTCTGCAAACTTTACTGAGGTGGACCTGTCCCTCGCTAAGTTGACCGCTTTTATGCCGGTAAACCGCTATATGCTGGACCTCGGTCCTGCTTGGCTGGATCGCTATGTGCGCGAGGTTCTCTCTGAGGCTCTCGCCGTTCAGTTGGAAGTCGGAATCGTTGCCGGAACCGGCAAGAACCAGCCCATCGGTATGCAGAAGAAGCTTACCGGGGCGGTCGATGGCGTATATCCTGATAAGACTGCTGTGAGCGTTAACGACCTGTCTCCGGCCACCATTGGTGGCATCTTGAACACGCTGACCGTGGGCCCGAACGGTAAGCGCCGGGCGGTGTCTGGCATCATCATGGTTGTCAACCCCTCGGACTACTTCACAAAGGTTTTTCCGGCTACGACCCCCAGGGCGACCGATGGAACCTATAACCATGATGTGCTTCCCTATCCCGCTACCATCATTCAGTCCCCTGCCGTGACCCAAGGTAAGGCCATCTTCGGCATTGCGAGCAAATACTTCATGGGGATCGGCACTCAGAGCGGCGGCAAGATCGAATACTCCGATGAGTACAAATTCCTGGAGCAGGTTCGTACTTACGCCATCTTCCTCTACGGCTATGGCCGCGCCATGGACGAGAACGCCTTTGTTCTGGCCGATATCAACGGCATGAAGGAGTATGCACTCCCCGTCACTGTTGTTGACGCCGAGGAGGTCCGTTTGTCTTCGCTTTCCGTTGGCTCGCTGACCCTGTCTCCTGCTTTTGATAAAAACGTGACCGTTTATACGGCTACCACCACCAATGCCACCAACGCCATCTCCGCTGTGGCAAAGGATGGAGACGCCACTATCGCCATCAAGAACGGCGGCACAGACGTGACAAACGGAGGCTCCGCCACCTGGGCGTCCGGAGAAAACACCGTGAAGGTAACCGTGACGAACGGCGCATCTAGCAAGGTCTACACCGTTACGGTGACTAAATCCTGATGTGAGGTGCTGAAATGAGCTTGCCAGCCCAACTCTTAGAGGATGCGAAAAACTACCTGGACATGACTTGGGCTGATGATGCCGGAGAGCAAAAACTCTCCGGCATCTTAGCTCGTGGAATGGCTTATCTAAACCGCATCGCCGGGGAGAACTTGAACTATGGGACCGAAGGACAGCCGCGAAAGCTGCTGTTTGATTATGCCAGGTATGATTTATCTGGAGCCACACAGGATTTCGCATCAGACTTTCTGCTTGAGCTTAATACCCTAAATGCTGAATGCGAGGTGATGCGCCATGCCGAAGAAAACCCAGACTTTCAATGACGGCTTGGTTTACATCTATTCGGTCGGAAACTCGGCCGGAGAAGGAGACATGCCACAATCTATGCTGGAACTGAAGGAGACCCTGAGATTCCACCGGAGAATGGTGGGGCTGACCAGGAGCACCCTTGCCCTTCAGACGGGGGTGGCTGTGGATGGGCTGATTCGGTGCCATTTCAGGCCAAGCGTGTCACCTCAGGATGTGGCAGTCATAGAGGGGGAGCAGTACAGGGTCAGTAAGGTGCAAAGACCCGATGATATTACTCCACCTGTAATGGACCTTGAACTGGCCAGACTGGAGCACGAGTATGAGATTTGACGCATTGAAGGCGGCGCTGCTAACCGTCGGCGTTCCGGTGAGTCACTACGTGGCGCACAAGCAGACGGACAAGTACATCGTCTGGGCGGAGGACGGCCAGGCCGGCAGCCAATGCGGCGATGATGGCGCGACTAATCAAATTGTTCAGGGCACTGTGGATTATTTCACAAAAGCTGAATACGACGAAAATGTGGGGGCCATCCAGACTGTTATGAACGGTGTAGTGTCTTGGCGGCTCAATTCTGTCCAGTACGAAGACGACACGGGATATATCCACTATGAGTGGGTGTGGGAGAGCGTCCATGGAGTTTAAAGTAGACGTTAGCCATGCAATGCAGGGGTTGGACGACTTCACCATGCGTCTTTCGTCGCTACTCGTAGAGTCGGATGAGGCGGCGAAGGAGGCTGTTTATGTTGGAGCGGGCATTCTGGCCGATGAGGTGCGAAAGAACCTAAAAGCGAACATCGAGGACCCAGCATCAGCAGCAAAAAATGGGAAGTCAGCATTCAAGAGGCTCCACCAGAAATCAACAGGAGACCTAGAGAAGGGCTTTGGCATCACGCCCATCAAAATCGGTCGTGATGGGAACTGGAACGCCAAAATCGGCTTTAGTGGGTACGACTCTAAGGGTGTGCCAAATCAATTGAAGGCAAGGGCCATGGAGAGCGGAACTGCGAAACTTAGAAAACGTCCCTTTGTCCGACCGGCGCTCAACGCAAAGAGAGCTGCCGCGATGGACGCCATGCGCGAAAAAGTATCAGACCGAATCAAAGGTATCACAGAATAACGGAGGTATAAAAAATGTCCAAATACGGTGCAAAATATTTGCAGTGGGCTCCCTTTGCTTCAAGTAATCCAGAGCCCGAAAGCTCCCTTCCCAATTACGGAACACCAATTAACCTCGGGAAACTGGTAAGCGTTTCCGATTCGCCCACTTACAATGAAGCAAAGGCCTACGGAGATGACGCGCTGGCTGAGTACATCAACGAGTTCAAGGAGGTTGGGATTGACGTTGAGGTAAGCGAATTATCCGCAGCCAATGCGTCCGCCATTTTTGGGGCTACCCTGGGCAGTGGGTCCAGCGACACAGATCTAAAGTTCTCCGGAAATGACAACGCCCCTTATGGCGGGCTTGGCTTCTATATCCGCAAGATGGTGGACAATGTGCTCAAGTACCAAGGTGTCTATTACCCGAAGGTAAAGGCATCCATGCAGGGCGAAAGCTACGCTACGAAGGGCGACAGCATCACCCTTACCGGCAGTAAGATCAAAATGACCGGCGCGGCCGCAAAGAATGGTCAGTGGAAGGTCGTGTCCGCCGACTTAGAGTCTGAAAGCGCCGCAAAGACATGGGTAGACGGGAAGATCGTAGCTGCCTCTTCTGGCGGCTAAAAATCGAGGGAGGGGGCTTCGGCCTCCTCCCTTCGCTTGTGAGGTGAAACATGAAAGCAATTAAGGTAACGCTCGGTGGAACTGTGTATCATCTGGTTTTCAACGGAGCGGCCATGTTTGACATCGAGGACAAATACGAATCGACCACAAATTTGCTGGATGCGCTTCAGGGGCGGGGCCGGGAGTCGTTTATGGCACTATGCGATGCAGTTTGCATCCTATCGGAGCATGGAGAGCTTGCCCGGAGGGCTCTTGGATATAACAGCTTAGACATCCCGAGCGCGGATAAAATAAAGGCCATAATTACTCCCGCAGACATATTTGCACTCAGGCAGGCGGTGGTTGCAGCCATCACGGTTGGCTTTAAACGCGACGTCAAGAGCGAGGAATATATTGACCTCGGGCTCCTTGAACTGGAGCAGCAGAAGGGAAAAGAATGACCCGGGCGCACTATCTACGCATGGCCTCCCGCCTGGGTTTTGGCGTAAAGGAGGCCATGCTAATGCCGCCTGGCTTACTGTATGACCAGTGGGATTTGGAGTTCCCAAGGAAAGGCGATGAATAGTATGAGCGATTCCGTCAGCATCAGGGTCGCAGTTGAAGGCTACGACGAATTTAAACAAAAAATCACGGAAGTCAACGCCTCCGCTAACCTGCTCAAATCCGAACTGGCGAAAGTGGAGAGCGAATATCGCGGCAATGCAAATAGTATAGAGGCGCTGGAGGCGAAGGGGCAGAAACTTGCGGAATTGCACACCCTCCAGAGTCAGAAGATTGGTTTGCTCAAAAAGGCCCTGGAGGAGGCAAAATCCATCCAGAAAAAATATGCGGATAGCGTTGCCGAGAGCGGGGAGAGGATTTCCGCTGCCGAGAAAAGGCTAGAAGAACTTAAAAACATCACTGGAGATACATCTAAAGAACAAAAAGAACTAAATAAGGCACTTAAAGAGTATCAAGAAGAGCAGAACAAGGCGCAGAAATACCAGGAGGCGGCCCAGAGGGGCGTCAACAACTGGCAGCGCAGCCTCAACTATGCAGAGCGTGACCTGAATAATCTCAACGGAAAGATAGAAGATAATGCAAAATATCTGGATGAGGCGAAGAAATCGGTTGATGGCCACGCTACATCCATTGACGAATATGGTAAGAAGGCAAAAAAGAGCAGCGACATCACTCAAACGGCGATCCAAACGTTGGCTGGCGCTCTGGCGGCCGCAGGAGTCGCCAAGGCGTTCAACGAGATCGTAGACGCCATTAAGGAATGCGTAAGCGCGTCCATTGAGTTTGAGAGCGCCATAACGGGGGTCTATAAAACCGTAGAAGGCACACCAGAGCAATTGGCGGCCATTGCGGACGGCATCAAGAAGATGTCGACCGAGATCCCGGCGACCACAACAGAAATTGCCGCTGTAGCAGAAGCGGCGGGCCAGCTTGGCATTGCTGCCGACGATGTCCTGTCTTTCTCCCGCGTTATGCTGGACCTTGGTGAATCCACGAATCTGACAGCCGATGAGGCCGCGACTGCCCTGGCCAGGTTTGCCAATATCACCGGAACGGCGGCGGATGATTATGAGCGCCTGGGCTCCGTCATCGTCGGCCTAGGCAACAACTTTGCCACCACTGAGGCGGAGATCACCGAAATGGCAACTCGCCTCGCCTCCGCTGGAACGCTGGCTGGACTGACAGAATCGCAAATTATGGCCTTGGCAACGGCCATGTCCTCTGTCGGCATCGAGGCAGAGGCGGGCGGCACAGCTATGACCCAGACCCTTACAGCCATAGAGAAGGCCGTGGCGGACGGCGGGAAGAAACTTGAAGAGTTCGCTCGCATTGCTGGAATGTCTGCATCTGGTTTTGCGAACACATGGGAAAGCGACGCCATCACAGCCGTCCAGGCGTTTATTGCCGGGCTCGGAGGACTGGACGAGCAGGGAGAGAGCGCTACCCTGGTATTGGACGAGCTTGGTCTTTCTGGAGTCCGGCAGTCCAACATGCTCAAATCCTTAGCTTTGGCATCTGAAACATTGACCGACGCTGTGGCGACAGCAAACCGGGCATGGGAAGAAAACACGGCGCTGGTGGAAGAAGCAAGCAAAAGGTATGATACCACAGAGGCCAAGATGGCGATGCTTGAGAATAGCTTCACCAATGTAAAGGCGGCAATTGGAGACTCTTTATCCCCGGCCCTTGGAGAGTTAGCCGAAGCAGGTGCGAACGGTTTTTCCTGGGCCGCCGAGTTTATCTCAAACAATCCGTGGCTGGTCCAAGCGATAACAGGTGTCATAACCGCGCTCGGCATACTTGTCGGCGGCGCTATGGGTCTTTTGGCCTTGCAAACAGTGATAAGCACACTGACCCCGATTATCGCAGCCTTTAATGCAGTTTTAGCTGCGAACCCGGTCCTGGCAGTCGCAGCCGCTGTGGCGGGGCTAACGGTTGCCATCGGCAGCTTTGTAGCATCCGCAAAAAGCGCTGCGGACGAAACCGATGAGCTGAATGCGACTGAGACAGAGCTTGAATCGGCAGCGAAAAGCGCCGACGAGGCTCTAAAAGGGCTGTCCGGATCAGTTGAAGAGACAGCCGATGTAATGACGAATCTGTCTGAAAGGTCAAAAGAACTGTCAAACGCCTCGGTTGAGCTATCCGGATCACAAAATAATTTGTCTAAAGCCCTAGAAGAGCAGCAAGAGAAAGGCTCCCTCAGCCTGAACACGATCCTGGGCCTGATCGACGCCGGATATGCCGCCGCCCTGGCCATCGATGCGGAGACCGGAGCTGTCACGCTGAACAAGGACGCATACATAGCCATAGCGCAGGCGAAGATAGAGGCCCAGATACAGACACTAGAGGCAGAGCGCACCAGTATAGCGGCCGCAATCGCCATGCGCGAGGAGGCTATGGCAGCCACAGATGCCTCAGTTGGATACCTAGAAAAAGCTCGTGCAGCTCGGGCAGCGAAAGCCGCCGAAGAAAACCTTGACCTCAAAAACCAGCTTACATCGTATGATGCCCAAATAGCTGCGCTCAAGGCATCCAAAAACGCCCTCTCTTCCTACACCGGAGCAGTTGTAACGCATGCTAGGACCACGTCCACGGCCTCCAAGCAGGTCAAAACTCAAGCGGAGCAGGATCTTGCGGCCTATAAGAATCTAAGAGCTGCGCTGGATCACGACAAGGCCATGGATGAGTTGGGAGAGGAAGAATACTACAAGCGCCTCACAGAACTTCGGGATGAATATTTGACCGACGACGACAACCTGGATGAATACCGAAAAGTCAATGAGCAAATCCACAAATATGACGTGGAGCTCGTGGGGGAGCAGGAGAAGCTCTGGGACGAGCAGTCTGAGGCGATGCTCAAAGAATGGGAAGAAAACCTTCGGGGGCTGGCGGGTGAGTATGACGCCCAGATGCAGGACATTCAGGGCAAGATTGACGACGTAAAAAAGCAGCAGGAGGAAATGCGGTCAA